TTGGCCCCCACGCCACCACCCGTCCCCACTGGGCGAACCGTGTTCGTTCGAGGGTCGAGGATAAACTGCTTACCATACGCATCCGTGACGAGATTAGCGCCTGGCGGCACGCCCTGCCGCTGCGCTGGTCCTACGGGCTGCACGCCGCCAGGCGCCTGCGGATTGATGTTGGTCGGCACCAGTCCTTCGGGCCCCTGCACCATCTGCACGGTTGGGCCACTCTCTGAAGTATCCGGCGCGTTTGTCTCCATTGAGATTCCACGCGCATGCTGTTGGATTGCCGCCGAAGCCTGCGCAGTCGGCATCGTGCGCACATCCGGCATCGCCATGAGCATACGATCGACAGCCTTCTGGTAGGCTGGATCATCACTCACGCCGCGCGCCTGCTCGGCGGCTTGCGCAAAATCATCCTTGCTGGCGTTGGGCTTAGCGGCCACTGCGCCGAAGTAACTGCCAATGGTCTTGCGCTGCTCGTTTGAGAGCCCCAACAGCGCCTTGCGGTTATCCACCATCGCATTCGCATTGGCGGTCATCTGTCCGATATACGCCTGCCCATAGGTGGGTGCCGCAGCCATGGCGTCTGTCTGGTATTTCTGGACGTTGAGTGAGCCATCGGGGTTGTGATAGGCCGGATTCTGTGCGGCGCTCTTGGTGAACTGCGCGAGCGCTTGTAACTCCTGATTCTTCTGCTGCGCCTGTTGCGCCTCAGCAGTCTGACTCTGGAGCTGCTGCTGGCCGATTTGCAGCGCCTGCTGGCTGCGCTTGATATTCATCAGATCGCCAAGCGTGGTCAGGCCCTGCCCGACGGGGTTGACGGTCTGTGCGATAGGGGTTCCGAAATCGGCCATCAATCACCTGGCATTCCCGTGTTATAGGTATAGCCACCGCCGGCTGACATTGTGCCGGTGCCAGACCCACTACCGGCATAAGGAGAGTAATCAGGGCTGCCCGAGTTACCCAACTGGGACAATAGGATCGACTGCCCGATGTTATTACTCGCTCCTGCAATGCCGCCCGCGATTGAGCCCGCTGCGCCGGCTTGCGCCTGGGCGATGCCCGTTCCCAACTGCGTGCCGGCAGTGCCGAGATTGCCCGCCGCGTTCTGGCCCATCGTGGCAATCGTGTTCAGGCGATTGAAGATGTTGTTTTGCTGGGTCTGGAACTGATTGAAATAGTTTTGATAGTTCGACGCCGCAAGTCCCTGATTGAAGCTCATGAGGTTCTTCATGGCAGCGCCAGAAAGCGCGCTGCCGCCGGCGGAATTCGCGCTGTTTAACGCGAGATTGCCCTGATTGAGCTGGAACTGATAGCCAGGGTAATTCTCCAGGTCAGCTTGTGTGGGATTGAAAATCTGGCTCAAATAGCCAGTCGGAATTCCTCCCGTTGGCGGCGTGCCAGAGCCATCAGAGCCAATTGTAGCGCCATTTGTTGTCCCCGTTGTTACTCCCCCGAAAGTCTTGCCTGGACCAAGGCGTGAAGGAGAGAGCGTGAGACCGCCATTGGTTAAAGACGATAGCGGAACACCAGAAGAAGCGGTACTACCTGGCGTATAGCTTGCCGGCAGTCCCAGTCCATTCAACAATGCATCCTCAGCGCTATAACCGCCTTGGATGAAAGGCGCTTCCTGCTGCGTGAGGGTGTCAAACATATGACGTTGAGTGTCGGCGGCGGCTTGCTGGCCTGAGGCCTGCTCACCGCCCGCTATAACACTCCCGACTGCGCCGATAGCGGCCGCCCACGCGATAGGCATTTAAATGCTCCCGTCCGGATGCCAGCCCTCAGGACTCCACGGCGCACGCTCGTGTCGATCAAGCCTGGCGCAGACCGTCATGACGATATGATCCGTATTGCCATCATTGCTCACCCAGTGCTTCACATCGTTGCGAAACCAGTGAATATCACCGCACTGTTGCACTATCGCTTGATCATCGTAGTAGAAGGCTGTTTGTTCGTTGCTCGTCAGACAAATGTTGAATTTGTCGTAAAATTCCGGGTGCCAGCCGCGATCAACGTGCGGCAAAATCTGCGTTCTTGGCTGGAGCTTATAGATGAATACGCCGCCTAAGATCTCACCCTTCACATAGCTGAAGAGATCAAAAATGATCTTTCGGGCTGAGGGCAGATAATCGATCGTCCGATTCCACATCGGAATGTGCTCATCGACGAACGTAGACCACTTGCCGCTTTCGCGAAAAGTCGTCTCATCGCGATACCGGAGAATCATGTCCTGCGTTTCATGATGGGGCGCGCGCTTGGAGAGCCGACATGGATTCTTGTTCCACAACTCCGGTTGTCTCACCACTTCCGCGAGCAGCGCGCTGACATCAACGCCAGCGGCAATCTGGCGAAAGAGGGGAAGCGGTTTAAGCTGCGCGTTCAAGCTTTTCCTTCCAACGCTTGTCGCGCTCTTTCAACATCTGATCCGCGATATCCGCGCACTCCTGGATAGAGCGTGGGATCGCCTTATCGCGCGTGGTACCCGGGTGCAGGCTCATCCCGACGATGCTGCCGAAGTACATATCCCAGGCGAGTTGGCGATCCATTTTCATGGGCTACACGATGGTCAAGCCGCTCGCCGTGAACGTGACGGAGGTCGCCGCGCTCGCATAGGCGCGAATTGCGGAGCCGGCGGGGACGACGGCGCCAGCCAACTCAGGGCTGACGTAGGTTTCCCCAGGGGCAAGTGAGCGGGCGGAAATCAAGGTGGTCGAGGCTCCGAGTGCGCCGCCAGTCGTAATGCCGGCAGTGATGGTTACAGCACTCGCGCTCGTATTGCAAAAGATCGCTCTACCGATCTTTGCAGTCGTGGCCGTGGGCGCAGTGTAGACCGTCGCATCGACGTTTCCAAGTTGAGTGGGCGCGACGAGTTGGACATTCGTGACGGTCGTCATTATTGAGAGCTCCCGGGAATGAAGGTCATGGTCGGCACGACGCTGTAGGTCACTTTCACCTGGTCGAACCGGCTCACGGGAATGAGGCCGGTCGTGAGCCCCGTCGCTACTGTCGTGCCCTGCCGGATAAGCGCGATCGCGGAAACCGTGCCGCCCGTGACCACCACACTGCCTGCCGCCGGGGCGGTATAGGTGAAAGGGGAAGCGCTTACCGTAATAGCTGCGACCGGTTGAGCGAGCGGGACGGGATCAGGATCAATAGATCCCTGAGCCAGCAATAGAGCACGCTGGAGGTCCGGCAAATCATTCAGGCCTATCACTACATCGCAGGGCTGCATCGCCTGCGCTAGGGCATTAACGAGTGGCCGGCGCAGTGCGATGGCATCGGTATCGGCGGCATCCGTATCCACCGAGGCGAGATCCTGGAGCGCATCGGCGGGAAACCCCGTGCCAGTCCCTAGGGTCTGGAGACCCAAGTTGTAAAAAAACAACCACCAATTGGTATCGATCGTGACGGTATCATCGGCGTTCAGACGGCCTAATGGCGTCGATTGCGGCAAGATTTGTCCGGGTAATAACGACATTAGGGTGTTCCAGTCGCTTTGAGCGTTGCGCCCGTGATATCCCGATTAACTGGCGCAATCACATCCAGCTGAGCCACTGCTCCGCGGCTCCATCCGAGCTTGCGCCATATCGTGCGGTTGAGGGTCTGTCCAATCCCACCCATGGGCGCCGGGAAGGTATTGCTCGGCGCGGGCTCATAGGCGGTGCCGAGGGATGAGCCCGCATCGCGAGAGATCGTGAGATTCGCGGTGGGATTGGCGCCTAAACCTGACGCGGCCCCTTGGCCAGGGGCGAAATCCACCTGGAGCGATGACATGAATACCCGCCCGCGCGTCTCTTTATCCCAGATCATCGGCGCGCGCCGGCGGCCGTAAAGTGGCCAGCCCGCATCATTCTGGACCGCGCGAGTCAGTTGATAGATCGCGCCATTCTGGTAGTCCCCCACGAGGCGCATACCCGCAAACTGCATGATGCAGTTGGAGCGATGGCGATGGAACTGCGCGGCGTAAGGGTCATAAGAGAGACGGCGATGCCAAGCGAGTTCGATCGGCATCGAGGCGTCATACACCCAGGTTCGATCTGCCGTGGGAAAAGTCAGCACGTAGAACTCGTGTGTATCCTCCTGATAGGTATAGCCGATGGCGTCCGCAGTCGTCGTATAGGTCGCAATCTCATCGCTTACCGCAGGTGTAGAGACCACCTCAGCGACGAATCCTTTCGTGCGCACCACGACGTTCTCGCCACGATCGGAGCGCCCAAACCAACATAGGCCATCCTGGCCTTCAGTGGAAAGCCGCGCGATGGAATGCGTAGCTTTGCAACCGACCTGCAGAAGGGTGCCGACCAGACGCTGGAAGGGGAAATACGCCCCGCCCGCGTTGTACCAAATCTCCGTCGTCTGCTCACCCGGCAGCCATAACTCCTCCTTGCTCTCGGCCACCGCCATGAGATTGTCGGAGGCCGCATCTTTGAGGTTGAAGAGCGATGCGTTGAAGGTCGTCGAATAGGGCTGCGAGTTGGTGTAGAACTTGGGCGTTCCGGGTTGCTGAAAGATCCACCAGCCATCGATATAGGCGACCGTATTCGATCCCAGCCACGCGGGGTCATTGCCGAGAGTCAGCGTCTGGGATGCGACATTGTAGAGATAGTAGTTTGGACCATCGACGATGATTGCGGCACCGGCGATGCCGTTGTCACGGATATGCACAGGGCCTGCGGTGGAGTTGAGCGTTCCAACTTGGGATAGATTGAGTACGCCAGGGACCGTAGAACTACCGCCGCTCGCAATCGTGATGAGGTAACAGACGTTCGCAATGACCGCAAGCGCTTGCGTACGGCCGGGCAGTACCCAGAAACCGCGCACCGGCAGAAACGGTCCGAAGTAGGGCTGCGGCCAGGCGGTCATGGAGGTGGAATAGCCGGGAGCGCCGCCACCGGGAGCGGCCAGGAGTTGAATCAGGCCAGGGCAGCTGAGCAGTGAAACAACAGTCTTGGAGGCTTTCGATGGCGAGATCTCAGGGTAGAAATTTATACAAACCTGGCGATCCTGAAAGGGATTCGCGGTTGTGTTATCTCCACTGGAGAAAGAGAAGTCGCCGAATACCTCGATAGCCATCAGACATCCTGTTAGTAACCGCCCCGAACGATCCATCCGCCGTCTGGCTTATCTCCCCGCGTCAACATCCGATCATACGCGCCTCGAGCGGCGGGCTCCGCGTTCAAAGCCTTGATCATGGCGAGTCCATGCGCGGCATTCTTGGCGATATGCGAGGGGACGGGCGTGCCGCCCCAGTAATCGGGCCAGATCATCTCAGCTATCGCCCATTCGAGCGCGAAGGCGTAGCCCTGCGGCATAATGATTGTTTGCTGTAGCGTCAGGTTGGAGAGGATCGTATCCGTGAAGAGATGCACACTCGCTCCTTGACCGGGAGTCTGGTAGACATTCAACACACCATAGGGCATCTGGTTATTATACCAAGCTACTGTCGGCCAAGGACCTGGCTGAGCCTTGTAGAGGATCTCCAGGAACCGGTCCTGCGTGTCGTACACATCGAGCGTGAAATCGAGCTGATTGATGCGCGTGAACGCGTTCGTAATCCGCAAGGGGCGCGCGATCGGGAAGTCACCTGGAATTGTATACGTGATCTGATCCAGTCCCTGGGAATTGCCGGCCGCAGGCCCGCTCATCGTCACCGTCTGTGCGCCCGCATTGAAGGCCGTCACATAGGTATTCGCCGGAAATAGACTCTGCGAATCCGTCAGTGTTGATCCTGCGCCCACCTGATTGTAGGACGTACCCGCAACCAGACTCGCTGGGATTTGCGTGACACCCGTGATGGTCGGCGAGCCGCTCGTGACCGTGCCAGTGAAGACCGGCAAACCGATGTCAGTACACTTGGGATTGCCAATCCTATACTGGTTCTGGCCGACGATCCAAGAGAAGATGTTTTCGGCTGAACCGAATACAGCCTGATTCTGTATGCTCCATAGGTCAAGGATGGAATTGCAGGTATCGAGTACATCCTGCGCATCGGCTGGCGCAATTGTCTCGCCTGACTGATAGGAATTGATATGCCGAAGTGCGCGCTTCACAAGGTCGAGAGCAATCATGGATAGGCGCTCGCAAAGGGGAAAGAAGAGACTGTCAGATTAATTGCAGAGTTTACCGCGACATTCGCGCCTGAGCTGGGAGATTGCGCAGTCACGGTGCCTTTAGCAGATGCGTTGGATTGCCATTTCACACTGATCGGCCATGCACCGAAATACCCGATGGAATTTGAATCGAGAACGCCCGCAGACTGCAGCGCGGCTTGCGTTCCTGATAACTTCAAACCGATGAGATTTGGCATTGTGGGCATATCAGTTCGTATGAACCTGAGCTGTGGCCCCGATGTCGAGGGAGGCACAGGCGCCAGCGGAGATCGCCCAGCCGACATAGTCGCCTGCCGCAACGGCGGCATTACTCACTGTCCCCGTGAATGCCTGTCCCGTAGCGGTGATTGTCGCTGAGCCGATAGTAGTCGGGGCAGCGCACGTGGCGTCTGTGCCGCATTCGTACATCGTGATGGTGGGATTGGTCGTACAGGTCGTCAAACTTTGAGCCGAGCCGATGATGTTATCGACGGTGGAGGAAGCAGCCACCTTGGAGTAAACGCTCTTTGTGCTAACGATAGAGGTGAGCAGTCCGGGCTGATACGAAAGCGAGCTGTAGGCATTGCTGTTGCCGCCGAGCCGACTCCAAAAATACTGCGTGGTCCCTGTGATATAGATCTGGCCGCCCCCTAAGGCTCCAGCGTTAGTTCCGCCTGGAGGTGTCACAAGGCCTGTCACATCGGCCAGAGCAAGCGAGAGGGCACCCAACCATACTAGGCAGCCGAGAAACAGGTTTTTAACTATACTCATATCAGTGCGCCACCCAACTAGAGCCGGTGAAAAAATACCTGATTGTTTCTCAGTAACCCACGCATGGCCCGAAACTAATGACATCCCCAGATACTGCAGACGCGCTGATCGCGAAATTGACCGAGGTCGTCGTGCTGCTCGTCTCGCCGAAAAGCGCAAGGCCAGCAGAGTTGCTCCGGTCCCGGGCGGGACACGTCCATCCATTCGTAGATGATTGGCTGCTGCCCATACTAACTGTGAGTGTGCAATTGTTCGAACTCAGCGTAATGATCCCCCATGTAGCACCGCCAGTAGAGGCAGATGTAGTGCAGGTTCCAGACAAGGCGAATTTCGAACCGGCGGATTTCAACGCAACTGGCGCCAGCGGCCCCCATGATGCCAGTCCGGTGGAGTTGAAATGGAACGTGGGATTATCCACGGTGTTGCCAAACCCCAAGTCCGTAATGGCCTGGGCGCTGCGATTGACGTTCACCACGTTGCCGGTGTTACCACTGCCAGCTGTGCCCGCACCCGCATCACTCAAGGCGATGAGATTCCAGCTGCCCCCACCTACGATTTCCTGCCAACCTTTCTGATTGGTCGCATTGCCGGTTCGCCACCAGTTCTGAGTCAGAGCGGACGCGCCTTGCAGCGCGTAGTTCCCACTGGCGTTGTAGTAACCGCTCGTGTTTCCAGCGGGCAGGGTGTAACTGTATCCTTGGCAGTTGTTGCCCTCTATGTCAGTACCCGACGCGTCTGCCGCGATGCTCACGAATGTGCCGGACGTGCCACCGTGACAAGTGTTCCCCTTGACAATGACGGTTCCGGCGCTCTGGGCGATGACTGCGGTGGAGATAGTGGACGGGAGGTTGAAATACACCCCTTCCACGTCCAATAGACCGCCACTTTCAGAGAATGTTGAGATAGTGCCATTCGCGGGCGCTACAACTCCCCCCACTATCTTCAGTGTGCCAGCCGTCACGCAAACGTAGTTACTAGATCCCCCGCTATCCAAACGAATGTTGTTGATGTGTGTCGTGCCGCCTGACACATTGATGGGGCAGTTGGCGTTACCGCTCGAGCCGGTGCGGTAGACGTTAGACATGATATTGGAGATGCCCCCGGCAATCTCCAGGTTGGCCCCGTTGCCATCCAGTAGAACCCCGGACCAGGTGCTCGGCGCGATCGCGTTAGAAGCGTTCGAGGTCAAAATCAACCGGCTGTCGAAAAAGGATATGTTGCTGTACTTATACCCATCGGTACGCCCCAGCTGCATCCCAATGGTCTGCCCATCGTGCCAGGCGTTGTTGGAATCGTTCCCCGTATGTCCGAATTCCCACTCATGCCAGTTGACCACATGGCTCGTATCTAACGAGCCGTCTAGCCTAAATCCATAGCTCAGCGCCCCCATCGAGATGTTATCGATACTGGGCACGACGTTGACCGTACTGCCTCCCGTGAAATCAAACCCTGCCCATGCGCCGCCGACGTAAATATTCCAGATGCGGGGTCGGCCCCCCGCTACGCCATAGACCGCCGGAGGGTATTGGCACCCCGTTCCCCCGCTACCCGTCGTGCACGTGCCCAAGGGGGCGAATGAGTTGCGCGTCGGATTAGCCTTGATCGTATCCCCGTTCAAGACGCCCGTAACGGTGGCTGACAGAGTGAGCGTGAACGGCCCCGTACCACTCGTCGCGGTCACGTAGGTCAACGCAGGAATGGCCGTCGTAGTTGTTGTATCGTCTACGTAGTAATTAACCGGAATCGCACTGTTCACCTGAATCGTGGTGCCGGAGGCCTGCGCCGCACTGGTCGTGGTCGTGAGCCCAGGCGGGACGGCGAATGCAAAGCCGAAGTCGTGGATGCAGGGACTGTTTGTCTCTTGTCCTGATAGAACAGTTACTCCAAGAGCGCTCGGCGAGAACCCTGCACCAATCTGCAAAAAAGTGGAGTGATCTCCATCGCCATAAAGACATTGACCGCCCTGGAGGGCAAGCGCGTTCGATATCTTATAGTTACCACTCGGCAGGTGAACCGTTGGATAAATACCATTAATCAGAGTTGAAAGTGCCTGATTAATGGCAGAGGTACTATCTACTATCCCTGTAGGGTCCGCCCCATAACTAATGGCCTCTATGGTTCCTTGTGCAGGAGATGAAACACGTAAAGCACCGTGAGCTTCATTAGTGCATAGGAGCAATAGAAAAAGAAAATAGAGCGGCGAACGGACTATTTTAGTCATACACCATCCCCTGGTGTGACTTCAAACCCCATGGCTGAGCTCGCGATCATCCATGGCAGCAATCCCGTGAACGTCTCCACGCTGTTTGGCAGCATACCGATTGTGTTATTGGATGGCACTCCAGAGGAGGGTGCGCCGACGCTCGACACGCTGCCTGTTTGGCCATGCGTGAAATACTGGACCGCCCCACTCAAGTTGCGGACACGATAGGAATTAGGACCGATTGGCGCAACGTTGATCTGAACGGCTGCAGCCCCCACAAAGATCGTGGCTCCGAGCGGCGCAAAGGCGTAATTGGAAGCCATATGTCACATCATTTGCCAGAGACTGCCATGACAACGCTACAGGTGAATCCAGGTGTCGTACCTCCTGAAAAAGTGGGAGTGAGAACAACGCGTACCAAACGCCCCATCGGCGGTACGAGCAATCGGCGATTCACAAGAATCGGATAGGTCTTCGTCTGATCTAGCGTGGTAGGCCAAGCGCCATCGAGCAGGAGTTGTCCTAAATAGCCATCAGCTGCCACCACGGTCTGCCAGGGAACTAGGTCACCCGATGGCTCCCAGTTCATGTTGTAGCCCTTGTATTCGATCGGACCTACCTGGAACGCAATGGTCAGAGAGGCAGTTGTTGGCGCGCCTGTAAGCGCCTGGACGTGCACATCACAACTGACGATATCTCCATAGTCAGCCTCGATCTCATTGGTATTGAGCGCCGCTGTGACTGAGGTATTGCTGAGAACAAAATTGGTGAGCGATGACATCTAGTTACCCAAGTATGTCATCCGGTGCCAGTGAAGAGAGGATGTACCCCGCGTCACAGTGGCGGCCGCCCGATTAGTGATCGTAAAGAACACATTGATACCGCCGCCAAAGGTTGTTAGCGTCGTGCTCGTCACAGGGCCATATGCTTGCAACGTACCATCAGGCGTGGCCGCGAGCGAACCCACCATGATCTCATCGTTCAGGCGAAAACCTCGATACCAACCATTGTTGGTATCGATCTCGAAGGCGAGATAATGCGGAAGCGCCTTATTCTCATTCGCCCGGTTCATGAGGTTGGTTGAACCGCCACCAGTGATGTCCTGATAGGTACCCCCGCCCATGTTCAGCCGAAACTTCTGCACCTGGGAGGCGAGTCCCTCGTCATAGTTATCGAAGACGAGTTCGAAGTACCGGCGGACCCCGGCCACGCTCGCGACATCCATGCCCCAACTAAACGCGGCCGGACGATCTGTGGTCGCCGTTGCGTTCTCCAGACTGGTAAGGAACTCCACGAGATACCGTCCGTCACCGTAGAGTCCGCGAGTGGTGCGATAGGTCCCCATGCCGGTTGCACCTTGTGCATCGGGCGTTCGCAAGGAGAGTCGAGGCACGCCACGAGAGATACAGTTCAGCGTCCCCCACTTAGTCCCACTAGCACTCAGGGGCGTGAAGAGCGGCACCCACCCATGGGCTGTCCCATCGGCAAAATTATGTTCCTGACAGATTCGTCCCTGGAAAGCCAACCCCGTAATATCAAAGGTATTGGCGCCCATGGGGACGGGCGTGGGGAAATTCGTGATAAGAGCACCCATGATTTAGATCCTAAGCCATGTCAGCAGGCGCTCGGAATTGGCTAATCTATCAGCTCACCGCCGATAGACTCGAAACGCTTCCAGTCAGATTCTCAGGGCGTGAGACTTGCACCAGGTACGACTCACTCGCAGTCGGCGTAATGGTCGCGGCAGTCGTGTTGGCGAATCCAATGGCAATCTGGTTAGCGGCCGATACGCGGGAATTGACGATCCCTAAACCGGCTTGAACCGAGGGCTTTTGCACATCGATCATATCGCCAGGGAGCACGCCACTGCAGGTGAAGGTCTGCTCAACCGTCGTGTTGGGCGCTACGGACGTGGGCGATAAGGTCAGCGCGACGAGCCATTGACCGCTAATATTACCCCGAGAAATCGTTGAGGGATTCGGCATGGAGACTCCTACGCGGCCTTATGGAGCAAGCCCGTTTTCACGGCGTGCTCGTAGAAATTACCCTTCCACGCCTTGCTGCCGCGGTGGGTGAAAGTAACATCGGCATCAATCCAGATGTGCTCGCCCATCGCGACCAGTTGCCGACAGAAAAAGATGTCTTCTCCAATCCGGCCGTATTTCGTGTTCCCAGCTTGGAAGTACGGCGTATCGGGCCAGCCGAATTCCTGGCTCTTGAGCTCCTGGAGTTCTGGGAAAGCCTGATCCATGCGCGCGAATACGGCTTTGCGCAAGCGCATGAAGCCAGTGCCGGCCTCAAGCGCCTGCATGAGACCATTGGGCGCCATGACGCCCGTGAGCGCATTGCAGTGGAATTCAGGTGGATCGCATTTTTTAGGGGGTAAGGCCGCTACCACATCCTCGTTGTAGCGCAGAATACGCGGCAAAACCTTGGCATCCCAGCCCTGATCCGCGTCGATGAACAGCAAGTCAGTGCAGTCGGAGGCGAGGAAGGCCTGCACAACATGATTGCGCGCAAGATCTGTCCAATGACCCCCCGCCTCGACCTGCGAGCACCAGGCGCCGCCATGGCGCTGAATCTCGACGATGCTCTCCAGCACGCTCGTGTGATAGTCCACCGACACCGACTTTTCGTACGTCGGTGTGGCGAACATCACTCGGACATGGGAGAGCAGGCCCATTACCAGTCGATCTGGTTACCCGATGCCGGCGCCGACCAGTTCGGCTGCACACGGAACACAGCCACCGTATAGACCTCAGACGCCGTGGGCGTAATAGTCGCCGCTGTCAGGTTACCGAAGTTGATCGCGAGAGTATCCGCTGCGGATACGCGCGATCCGCCCATGACGAGGCCGGCCTGCGATGTCGGTTTCTGGACGATGACTAGATCAGTCGTCAGCAGTCCGATGCCCGTTGCGGAAAAGGTCTTCTCCGCAGAAGTGTTGGGCGCCACGGAGGTGGGCGAGAGCGTGATGTTGAAGACGCCAAGCTTCCAGATATTGCCGGTCGGTATCTGCACCGTATCCGGCAATGCACTCGAGTTGGGCCCGGGATTACTCCCGTCTACGTTCGTTGCGGCAGGAAATGCCATGTGTGCTCCTTAACCCGAGATCCGATAGCCCATGTTGCGATACAGACTCGCAAACCCATAGGCCGTGTCGATACGAGTCGGTTCCGCATCGTTGTTTATAGTATATTGCGTGGCTATCCTCATGGAGAGCCCCAGCTCCTCGTCATAGGCCATCGAGGCCTCGACCGCTGTACGTGGCAGCGGCAGATCCACGACTGCCATCGCGTATGCATCGCGGTGGAAGTAGAGATTCTCCGTGCTGCTCGTCGCTGACGCCGCGCCGCCGTTGAGTACTAACGTATAGGGACTCACGGGGGCCGCACTCACGTTCTGGAACTGACCGCCGGAGATCAGGCATTCACCGACTGTGACGGTGAGTAAACCCGAACCGTTGGAAGTATAGAGGCCAGTTGCGGCATTGAACGTGCCATGCGCCAAGGTGGCGGTGTTGAACTGCGGGCCGCCTGGGCCTGCCGAGCCCACCATCTGAGCATAGCCACCCGGTGGTAGAACCACGAACTGCTTCAACGCATTGCCGTAGCGCCCGCGATTCTGCGGGTTGACCGGGTATACGCCGAGCACCGTGATCGTATCACCGACATAGCACTGCGCGGCCGTGTTGGTGAGGCCGGAAATCTCAAACGTACCCGTCTGCGCCCATCCTGAGGTGAGGAGCGCCGTTCCGCCCGTGGCCGATGTAGCACCAGCCAGTACAGGCGTGCCCGTCAGGGTACCGGTCGTATAGGTGGCAATGTTCGGATCTTCGAACCAGTCGGCGCCTGCGGTCTTGGCCGCCACCATCCCGGTTTCAAAGAGCTCGCTGATGCGCGCCTGAGGGTTATAGAGCCCCTTCAATGAATCCGCCATGGCCGACTGGGCGATGGGATGCAGGATCGCGCAAGGATCGACCTCATCCAGCCCCATCATGCCTTCGGACACGAGAATCGCTCGAGCGTCCGAGAAGGCTTTGAAGGATGTCGGAGTCGTACCCGGCGTACCGCCGCGATTTGCGGTGTTCTGCAGTGCAAAGTACGCGCCGTCCGAGTCCCAGCGATTCGCAACCGTCTTGACAGCGGGCTTGATGAAGCGGGACTCGAACTCATCAATATCCAGCAACATATTGATCGTGTTGAACTGAATATCGACGTGGTATTGATACAGGATCGAGACGGGGTAGTAATTCTCGGTGGAGGGTTCAACGTTGAGCGCGGGACCGAATGTGCCCAAATAGCGGGGCGGCACGCGCACGTTGGCAGTCGCGCCGATCTTGCGGCCCTTGACCCCGAACTCTTTGTCCCACTGCCTGTTGAATTTATCAACCAGGATGCAACGATTCGCGAGCACGGGGAGTGCCCGGTTCGTAATCATGCTGATCGTCAGGAGTTGATTCGCAATAGCCGCTGCACCTTATCGCTTCTCGGAAGCACCTAATGGGATGTTTCCGCAGGTACAGCAGCTAGCGATCGTCAGTGGCGCTTTCTCAGCGCGAGGTTGCGTCCTTCCTTCTTCTGCCAGGCCTGGATCATCTCCCGCGTGCTCATCTCAGCGGGGGCTTTATCGACCTGGGAGGTGGAACCCGACGACAACGGCGTGATGACCGGTGCGGTACCGCGGGGTTTACTCGGGCTCTCGCCCGTGGTGCTCGGCGTGGACTCGCCGTTGGAATTTTTGCTCGGCTCAGCGCCGTTTGCGGCTTTCCCGTCACCCTTGTGGGTTTCCGAGAATGGCTTCAGTGTACTCTTTATCACGCCAACTTCAACTAGGGCCTCAGCGGGGGAGAGTTTGCACAATTCTGAGAGCACTTCGGGATGCTTGGCGAAGTGGTAGCCCAGCTCGGCAAAAAGCGGCGAGCGCTGCATATAAGCGGCAATGTGGCCTGGGACGTTGAGATCGGTATCAATTGTTTCCTCGAAGTCAGGCACCAGCTCAGCGGCGGCTTTCAGGCGATCCTGAGCGGCTGAGATAATCGCGGCTTGTTCAGCTTGTGCCCGTCGCTGAGCTTCCTCAGCTTGGGTTTTGCGCAGTTTCTGCTCGACCTTATAGTCGATTATGGCATCAGCGAAGGCCTCATCGGTCTGAAAGTCTTCGCGCTTGGGTTGTTTGGCTTCCTCGATCTTCGCGGCCGGCTGACGCAACTTCGCCAATTCCGCCTCGAGCTCCTGGGCTTTCTGCTCCGCTAAGCGCCGGTTGTTGTACTGATCAGCAGCGAATTCCTCGGCCTCTTTCATCTCGCGATGCTTCTTACCAATTGCCTTGAGCATCGTCGCGGAAAGCTCGCGCTTTTGACGCGGCGTGAGACCATCCTCGCCTTCCACATCATCATCGGCGTTGATAGGTGTTTTCTTGTCACCCTCGGCCGGCTTTTTGTCCTCAACTGCCGCAGTAGCGGTGGTTTTGCCATTCTCCTTGTCCGCCGCCGCCTTCTGTTTGGCGTTATCCTCAGCCACGCCAGCAGGAACTGGGGTCTCACCCGTCGTCAAATGAGTGATCAAATCTTTACTATCAAGTACGGTGACGGCCATTTAGGCGGCTCCATTCTTTTCGGTGCGATCGGCGTTTTCGATCATCATTTCCGCTTCGCGCTGATGGTGTTTGGCTTCGGCGTGGGTATTCAGGAGGGAAGCACCGGCGGCGATCTCCTCTTTAGCCAACTCGCCATGGACTTTGATGGCAGCGACCTTGATCGCCGTATCGGCCCGCACCTGCGTATCGTGGCGCTTCGTGAGATTGGATTCCTCCACGTCATGCGCTTTGACGGTTGCCTGCAGGTGCGCCTTGGCGAGCCCAGTCTTCAACTCCATCTGCGCTTGCTGGAGCGCTTGCTTGAGATTCTGATTCTCATTCGACATTGCCATGATGATGGAGCGCGCACGCTCGGGTAGCTCCTCCATGAGCTGCTTAAGCCCATCAGGCGTCTGCGCGAGTAGCCGATCGGCCAGTTCCTGCATATAGGGATGGTCGATCGAGCGGAAGACCAGATCGGGAGCCACCTTGGCGATGATCTCGGCCAAGGGCGCGATTTTCAGCATCTCCAGGAGGTTTTCAGCACCCTCTTGACGCTTGGTCTCAAAGCTAGGCCCCGTGGAGAGCACCACATCGTAGCGCCCTACCGACATATCGTTGATAACTTTATTGAGTGGATCATTCGGGTCTTTCTTATTGAGCGTGACCATCTGCGGCTTGGAATCCGCCCCGATGATTCGCTGCACTCGATTCGGCTCATTGAAGTACGTTGGAATCCAACTCACCACGACCCGCGCGCACTGGGTGACTGCACTATCCTCATTCTTGGCGTACTGCAAATGCGATTGATCGGAGAGTAGCTGACGCTTATCGAGGGCGATGCCGGAGATGACTTGGCCTTGTTTATCAGCCCCTGGCTCGTTCGGCATGCCGGCCACGGCCAGCAGATTGGTGCGCATGCCCTGCACAAACTCACTAAATCCTTGTTCAATCTGGGCGGGCGGCTGACGCTGCGGCGGCGGGAGCGGCACCTCGCCTTGCATGGTCATGATCGTGATGGGTTTATAGGTCAGCACTGTAAACGGATCGCGGTTAGCATCCGTCCATTCCGGATGGCCATCGAGCTGTCCCTCAGCGGCCACCCAGGGCGATTGAGGGGTAAGTCCCAGGCGTTTGATCTTGGCGGTCTCGCCATAATCAACCATTCGCTGCGGATCCATCATCGATTTAATCATGCCCCGGCGGGTTACCACGCCATCGACATCGACCGCGTTCCCCTCGACTCGAAACACCGGAATCCATTCACCGGGGAGCTGCGCACGCTCGATGACGTCCTGGCCGTTGATCCGAAACCACTCAACCGCGCGCCGTAATGAGTCACGCGAGCCCTCTTTCTGCCAGGCTGGCGATAACTGCGGGGGCAACTCGGACTCAAAGAGAGCACGCTCTTCACCGCTCGCAATATTGCGTAGACCCCAGAGCTTTTCCATCTTCTCGCGGACGCGAAAGTACTCTGCAAGCCGGATCTTCTCCTTGTCATACCAGTTCTGATTGATATCCGGTCGATCAATGGAGGTCCAGGGAATCGCCGCCGCACGAGGATAGCGCGCCTTATATTCCGTCCAGGGCATATCGATGACGATCTCGCACCACTTCTGATCCGACCCCGAGGGCATGATCGCCTCAGGATCCATGTAGACCGTGAATACGTTGCGAATGGGCAGTATCCGCAAATCCTTGCGAAAGGAGCGCTCATGCTCCCATTCAGCGATCAGGCGGAAATAGCCCCAGCCGTGGGTGACTGCACTTTTGCGCGCTTGTGCGTAGGCAATCCAGGCTTCGGAGCGCGTCTCGACGTGTCGCAAGATGCCATCGATGATCTCAGCCACCTCGACATCCCCACCACTACCCACAGGATGAGCTTTCCCTGAGCGTTCCTGCTCGCCCATGTTGTTCTCAACGCGCTGACAGAGCGCGTCAGTGAGATTGATGGTGAGTTCGGGGAGCTCAGCGCTCATCGTCGTCACGACGCCGCTATCCCAATGTCCCTCGCCCTTGCGAAACAGGATCTCTGTCTTGGCGCGCGGGCGGTCCTTACTCTCCCGGTCGGCGCAGATTTGCTGACGATCGCGGGCCTCGAGCCAGATGTCTTTTTTGGAAAGAGCCAGGAACTCGCGGATGCTGTCGTCAGCCTCGGTCATGCCTGATTCTTCCTGGCAACCCATGCTGCCCAATTCGGAAGTTTGTCAGCAGCTAACTTCTTGGCAAAATCGATAATCTGCCGCTTCATTGCATCGCCATGAATCATGACGTCTTGCGAAACGTCATAAATTTCGTCCCGCTCCAAATAATCCGCAATGAAGCGCAGGCCTTCACACAAAGCAACCTCTCGGGTGACCGGCTCAAGCGCAACCTTAATTTCTCTCATGTTCGCATCCAGCCCGTACGTGAGGGCCTATGGATGAACTGCGGCGCCGATGGCTTCTTGATCTCATCCTCGTGCTTTATGAGATCGGGGAAAAGGTCAGTCATCGACCAAATCAATGCATCCGCTCGGTTAGGAGAATGATCACCGGTATAGCCGTAGGTCGTAAAACCCGTCAGCTCATCTTCCAGTTCGGGGAAATAGCCGGCGAGCCGTATATCGCCTGTCTCGAAGAGCGCGGAGATGGGCTCAGCGCGCACGACCTTGCCGCGTGAGGCGGTCACCGCGCGAAACGGCACGCGTGTCTTGAACTCATGAGAGGCCGTGCGGATAACGTGCCCGACCATGGCTCCGCCGTAGTTGACCTCACCGACTATCCGATCGGCGCTCTCCCGCTGATAGGCCTGCACGGCGACGCGGCCCCATGTGCCAGGGCCTGCCTTACAGGTTAGATCGGCCAGCACATACCCTTTGCCATCAATGCCGAGGCCTCCCACGACGATACCGATCTCATCGTTATCCGCGTTGCCCTCATCATCGGCACCACTGGGGTCAACCGCCACGTTGATCCGCAGCATCTCAGGGAGTTCTTGATCGATGAGGCGCCAGCGCTCAAGCACCTCATCGGAAAAGAGCGCATTGGGCGCCGCATCGCGGAATTCGCCCTCTAGGAAGCGCTTACGCAGCCGCGGGGGGAGAGATTCGAGGGTCTTGAGATACTCGGGCGGCAGGTTCTCCACGTTATCGCGTGGGTTGAGTTGCATGAAGGCGTAGTTCTCAGGGTCTGGCAGATATTGCTTACTGTCGGGGTCCTGATGTGTCTTGAATAGCTTGTACGACCAGTGCCCTTTGTCGGGTGGGTTCTCGTCGTAGTACATCTTCAGGCGCAGCGGCTTGCCCGTGGCACGGTCCTCGACCTTCTGGGCCAAGCGCGTGACGGCCATGTTGCGCGAGGCGTAGGGAATCTGACTACACTCGTTCAGCATGATCGAACAGTTGTGTCCGAGAAAGCCGTCCGCGATCAACGTCTTTGATGATGTCTGAATGGCGCGCACTTCCCCATCCTCAATGCGCTCAATGCTAAGAATTTCCGCTACATGCTTCGAGTCAGTGCTGATGTCGGCATATCTGCCAGCAGCCGCATTGCGTCCGTTGAACCCATTACGCCCCTCCCACAACTTCGATGCCTTCTCCAGCAAGCGGGTGGGGCGTACGGAGCCGATTAGCTTCATGGCGTGCCACATATCTCTCATGCAGATGTGGTGACACTTGCCTGCGCTGTGTAATCGCCACGAAATGCCGCGCTCAGTGAGTAGTGTCTTCGCTCGCTCCAGCACTGGCCCGGGATTCTGAGCCATGGCAACCTGCGTGCCGCACCAGCCCTCGCCATCGAAGATGCCAGCCAACCAGCCACCATCATGTGAGCGGTCCGTTGGCCATGGAGCAATCGCAAACCGGATTTTATCACCCGGCTGAAGATCCTCGATCGTACGCCATGACAGCGGCCGGTAATTCCTCACTCGGCGGTCGTCATGATAGGCCACGAACTTATGGCCCTCGGATACGATCGTTTCCCCCTTCGTCGTGATGATGCGATAGCGCTTCTTCTGAAGCGGATCATTATATTGCACCATGGCCCGCACAAGCTTCATATGCCCTTCGAGATCTTCGGGAAACGCGATGATCTCATCGCCCTTACTCACATCCTGCGCGCGGCGCCATGTGAGATCGGCCATGAGCATGCGCGAGTCAGGATGCAGGCAGTACTCGTTGCCGAGGATCTTCTCGACACGCTCTTTGTCGTCGAGACCCCCGAACCAGACTTCGGAGCCACCTGGGAGGGTCGCATACCAGAGGCTATGGTTGACCTCTTTGGGCGCATAGGGGATCTGGGGGAAACAGTTCTTGCGCACCCACGGATAAGTGCCGTGCACGATCGACTGAATGCAATGGCCGAAACGGAAGCGCAGGATCGCATGTCGGCTTCCTGGAGCTTTCAGCGCGCGTTGGAGGATCTTGCGCACACAGAGCACAGTCTTTCCCGAGCGGCTTCCGCCGGCCAGCATGACATGCTGCGCGGGGCCGTTCAGCAGCTCCTGTGCTTCCTCCTGTTTAGCGGTAAGGCGGAAATCAGGCACGCGGCCGTACCACGGCAATGATCAGCTTATCGCCCTCCTGCAAGGGCTGATTCTTCTTCACGAGTTCGTAAGCAAGTTTGGCGGTCGCCGCAACCTGCTTGCCATCGCGATGTTGGGAGAGATCCAGATCGATGTGGTAGAGCCATTCCATGTCGGGAATGTTCTCAGCCATCCACATCGCTCCCCTTGAGTTCCAGAGAGACGGGGGCAGTGGGATCACCCTTATGAGTCGTCTCGACCTTCTCTCCGTATTTCTTCGGCAGGAGCTTGCTGGCGATCCATTTGCGCGCATCGACGCGTAAGCGAGAGCGATTCACATGTTCCGCGTTCAGCTCCCATCCAATGATCGCACCTTCCTTATTGCGCCGCTCCATCCAATCATTGGTGCCATCATCGGCGATCTCAAGGATATCATCCACCATCGCGTCGGCTTGTGATTCACGGGCTTGTGTGTATTGCTTAACAAATTCAGGATATTTCTGTAACCATTTGAATACACTAACCATTGATGGCATGGATTCATCACGACAGATCGTACGAAGAGATTTACCGTCAGCGAGAGCTGCGCAAATGATGGCAACGAGGTCGGGACAATAATCAGTAGGTCGGCCGGCTGGCATGAATCACCACGGGCGCCCGCCAGGCTCTGGGGCATACCAGATACTGACGAATGTCTGTGCATCATTAATGTTCGTGAACTGCAAGCAGCGCTCGGGATGGCGTGGGTCGTATTCCTCGCCCAGCAGCGTGACGTTGTAATGGCTGCCAGCGTTACGCACGTTCAGAAGCTGTCCCTTGATCCAACCGGCAGCTTTGGCGCGCTCCTCAGGGGATTGTTCCACGTGGAACGCTTCGGGCGGGGCGATATGCTGTGGCACCTCCAGCACGCGCATGGGACCGCGTGAGGGCTCACGCACGGTGTTATGACGGCGTGCCATCAGGCCGCCGCCTCTTGGGCTGGGCGCTCCTCGATAAAGCGCACATCTTCTTCTCTGCAAAGCAGGTGAATTTTGTCGCCCCAGTACAGAGTCTGGCGCTCGAAGGATTCGATGCTGACGATATCCCCGACTTTCACGTCACAGGGACGAAATTGCTTGCCCCAGGCCATTTTGGTGCGGCGGTGCTTATCGGGATGATCGTATTGGATGGGGTAAACACCTGGGCCGATAGCTCGTACGATACCGCGAATGGGTTTTGATTCGTTGATGACGATCACAATCGCGGAGAATGCATTGTCGATGGGCTCGAGGATGATTTGATCGCGCAGGGGGCGCAGCTTGCAGTCGGCGGGAATGTAGGTCGTGGTCTTATGGGAGAGTTCGGCGCCACGACTGAAAACCTTCGAATCCATCTATTACGGCTTCTTGGGCTGATGAGCATCCGGAGTGGGTCGCACGGGACCTGAGGACTTGCCTTTTGAGGTACCGTTGGAATCCCAATTGTCGGGGATTTTCACGGGCTCTGAATGCTTGCTCATATCAATGTCTCCTGCGCTGTTCGCGTTTGTGCTGCTCGCGAGATTCGGCGGAACGCTCGGCCATCTCGTGCTTGCCAATGGCCTCATCGCCGATCTTAGCGGCGAGTGCACGTGGGTTCTTCACGCCCTTCTTATGCGCAAGCTTACGCTCTAACTTGGCGAATTCGCTAGCCACAGGCTTTTTTCGCTTCTTTGTAGTCCTTGGCGAACTTCTTCTTGGCTTTCGGCTTACCCGCGCGCATGAGCTCGCTGAGTTTCACCTCTTTGGGTTTCTCCATCGCTCATTTTCCAGATGGATTGTGACGGCCCGGAATGCCCGTACCGGGCCACGGTGCCTCAGCAGGCTGAGCAGTAGGAGCGTTGCCGGCCTTCAGCTGCGCGCGCAATGAGCCGAGTGGATCGGCGGCAATAGCGGCCGGGGACTTCGGCGGAACGCTGGCGGCGGGGGATTTGAGCTTGCCCGCTTGAGCGGCCGCGCGGATATCGTCGAGGGTCTGAGCCATGATTCAACTCCTGACGGTGATCTCACCGCCCACCGTGGGGTGATAGTGCTTGGGGGGCGGCAGACGTTTGAGGATCTCCCGCAGGAGTTTGTGTTGCTCCTGCAGGAGTTCGATGAGGCGCCGATTCGAGCATTCGAGCTCGATCAAGAGCGCTTCGGCTTCGAAACGCACCGACGCTCACGCAACGCTGATCGTGCCACCCACCGTGGGCAGGAACTGTCCGGTCACACCGCCGGTCCCGCTCTCGGTGACCACCACAGGCGTGCCGATCGTAGCGCCTGTGCTATCCAGGTCGGTAAACGTCACGGAGGCCTCATTGGGGCCCGGCGCACCCGTCAACATGGCAGTCCACGGGGTGGACTCGGAACCGTTCAGCGTACCGGCGGGGAGTGTGGCGCCGGAGTTATCGACTACCACATAGGCGGTCGCGGCGTAGGTCTGGCCGGGGTTGAGGTCGGTGGGTGTCGTGGCTTTGGTGGCGACAATCGTGATTTGGGTCATGGGATTTCCTAGTTGCAGGCGGCAAGGACGGCAGTGGGTTTGAGCGCGCCGGTAAACGTCACCGACGCGCGGGGAATGACATTGAGGTTGAGCAGGCGCTCAGACGCATTACAGGGCACTCCGAGGGGGACCTGCCCCACAATGAGCGGCGCGTAGGTATCGGCGCCTGGCACGAGCATATACGCGATGGTGCTGGTCGTCACGGGCGTGACGGTGAGCGTACCGGGGGCGGCGGGGCCGGCCTGTACGCTGGCGCACACGGGGGCGGTCTGAGCGCTCTCAGTGCCAGCCAAGATCGCGGTCACCGCGTAGCCCCAGTTGCCCGGGTTGACGTTGTAACGGATGTTGGTAGTGGTCGTGATCGGAGTCGATGTCAGGAGAGCGAGCGTGCCGCCGCAGGGGCCGCCATAGACGTTGTAGGTGAGGGCGGCGCCGGCCGGTAAGGGCGTTGTGTTATCCGCGTAGGTGGTAGGCGCGGACCAACTGAGCTTGAGATCCGTCGCGTGCGCTGGGAGCGCGGCAATCAACAGGAGGGCCAGCCAGTAGCGCATCAGGTTGCCTGTAAATTCGTGGGGACGCCGGGGGACATGATCGGGATCAAAGTCCCTGGATACTGTACCTGATAGATCACGCTAGCGGGAGCCAGGGAGCCATCAATCGGCACCACAAAGAGTTGCACGTACCACAGTCCCCCTTCGACTTCGAAGGCCACTGAGCTTTTGACATTCTGCACGGTGCGCGTGTGGTCGATCGGGCCGCCCAATGTTTTGTACCAGTTGATCGTGACGGTCATGGCCGTCGTGGGCGGCCAGGTTGCCGTGTACGTGTAGCTGCAGTTAAACCCGGCGGGGCAGGGGACAGGCGTGAGAGTCGGCGGTGTGGTAGCGGCGAGAGTGAGCAGGGCGGCCACGACCATCAAAAACAAAGCGCCTGTGAGCTTCATGGATGGTGGCGGATTTCGGTGATGGTGATGCCGAGCTCGGCTTTGACGTGGCGGCGTTTCCACGAGTAGAGCGCGGTGAGAATGCCCTTGGTGTCCTCGAGCACGCGCTGGCCAGACTTGTCACGATAATCAAAGTCGGCGACGTAGTAACCCACCGGTTCACCGCCTTGGGCATGCAGGGGGATTTTCTCATGGATCTTGAGGTCGGTGATTTCTTTGGCGGCCGCGAGGAGTTTGAGCTCCCCATACCGATGCGCCTCGAGCTTGCTATCGAACACGATGCCGTCAAGCGTGACTTTCGTGTTGCCGTATTTGCGCCGGCGGTCCTTGAGCTGCCAGGGATCGCGCAGCGGGGCGAGCGGATCGGCGATGCGGTGCTGAACACTGGCACTCAATTTTGCGAGGTGCTCACGACTCCAGCGCGTCATAGGACTGGCATATCCCTCATCGATAGCATCTTGGCGTAATGGGCGTTACAGAGCGCGCGCGCCTCTTGAGCATTGGCGCGGCCACCCAAGGAGAATTCTCCCTGTGTGGGCGTGCGGAAATAGGCCTCGTAGTGCGATTCTGGACCGCCTGAGTCGGTCGCTGCCACACGAACGCTCTTGCGGATGGTGTACACGCTGCAGGCGCTTACGATGCTCCAATCATCGGGCCCTTTGCGCCATTGCAATGTTCCACGTGGAACCTCTTGGGCATGCTCCGGCGCCTGTCGGGCGAGTTGCACGCCCTGTTCGGCCTTCCCGGTTTGGCTAGCCTCGCCTTGTCCGGATCGTCGGCTCTGCGCTGGCACAGGCGTTTTAGGTCTGATCGTATCGATGGGCTTCCCCGAGCGTTGCGCGAGTCTCTGCCATAACTGTTCTTCGGTAAAGATCGTTCGCGGATAATCGAAATAGCGGGGTTGTGCCATATCAGTGCCACCTTAGGGTACTATTCTTGCGTGGGAACCGCCATGCACGAACTTTTGTTGCGCATTATCGCCGAACCATGGCGCTTTTCGCGTCACGATCTGCCGTGCGCGCTGCAAACCGTGTGGGAAATGGCGCTCGAGGACTGGCTGGCAGTGCAAGGGCGCGGGAAGCAACGGCTGTCTCGTGCGTTATCTCTCTCATGATCACAACGCTCCTCGTGCTCCTGATCGTGCTCGCCATTGTCGGGCTCGTCGTGTGGGCCATTCAGCAGATCCCCGGCATTCCCGCCATCGTGAAGACGATCATTCTCGTGGTGGTCGGCATCATCATTCTGCTGTGGCTGCTGCAGATGGTGCAGGGTCATTCGTGGCCCACCCTGCGTTGAGTGATTCGTGACGGCATAGCCGTTGAGATCTCACTTCGGTTTGGCTCTTGCCCCGTGCTAACGCACGACTCATCTGCGGGGTCGGATTACATTACCAAGGACGGGGAGGTAGATACCGCTTCCAACCAGGCCAGTCCGTAGTTCCAACGGTGCAGCCATCCACATTCAATAGCTCCCACGCTGCCAGTTCAGCTCGATCTTGTTCGGACAAGCTCACTGCCACTTTCACCATTTGCTCCATCCAGTCATAAATCCGTTGTTGTTTGCGGGATAGGAGCTTCTTCTTCGGAGATTCTCCTGCTTTCTCAGCTCGTAGAACCCTCTTTGTCTTCCCCTGAAGTTGTTCAAACCGAATCCGTTGAGCCTCCGTAATCTCTATTCCGTGCGTCCGATTTACCCATCCCGCTAGAGGCGGCCACTTCACTCCGATGACATCCAGCTGCTGACGATTCCAGCCTCCGCTTCCACTGTTAAACTGATGAATCCACTCAGAGGTAACTTTGAACATTCGTACATCCAGGACACTCAGACTGTTTATCTCGTATCTGGCTGGCGAATGAACCCCTTTCCTGTGAAAAACCACAGGTTAGGAATTCACTCAGACCGCTCAGAGCCCTGTAGAGCCGTCTGGCGTGGCCATGCAAAGACCCCACGTCCCGCCTCACTTTCGTGAGCTGTTGCCTCACGCCATCTCGGGCCAGCGGTTACATTCGGCCCTATCGTCTATGATGGTTTCCCCCGGTGACGCACCATGCAGCACATGCCGGTATCCGCCCCATGTGATACAGCGAGGAGTTTGAACGAGTAGGGATTTGCAGTTAGAGTCAGGCTGACTTATGATGTGCCCGTTCGTTTCTCGCAATTCGAACATATTCCACTTCGGTGGAAGCGTCAAGGCCCCGCTTCAGTCGGGGCTTTTTCGCATCTGGCATCTGCGAGCGCATCACGGTAGAACTCAGCGATTCGACTCTCTATCTCATCAAATCTGGGATTGGGATAATTCTTCTCTTTCAGCCACGCCTTAAACAGTTTCGTTTCGGTGAGAAACACCGGCGGCTTTGTATAGTCAGGCATGGTTATCAGTGCGGGTCCGCTGGCCGGATGCGCACGGGGATGATCTCAATGCGCCGGGTTGAGCTCCTGGCCCACGCCTGCGCCATCCCCAACGTGCTGAATATAGCGAGATTTCCATGCGCCGTGGTGAGCACTGCGTTCCTCTCCACGTCAAAGAGCGCATACGATGGCTCGGTGAACGTGATCGGATCCTCGCTCATTAAAGTGCCTCGCCGAGAATTTCCCTCTTGAGAGCTCCTAACTTATCCTCCTGTTCCTGGATCTCACCGAAAAGCGCTACAACCCATACCCGTTCGCCCTGCCACTTCGGCGGCACTCTCGTGGCGTGTAGCGCGTGGCGCGAACAGATCTTTAGCGGGCCTGCAACCTCCTCGACTAGGCCGGCAGCGGCTATGCGCTTGCTATCGCCGCCGTTGCACGCACGGCCATCGCTGTCTGAGCGCCAGAAGGCGATGGTGATTCCGAGTTTCTGTAGCTCACTGAGCCTCGCTCGCTGGGGCTCAGTCCATTTCCGCGCGAAGTATGGTAGGCAGGCGAGCCAATAGGACCCGTCCCCGTACCCGTCCCCGTACCCGTACCCGTCCCCGTACCCGTCCCCGGACCCGTCCCCGTACCCGTACCCGTCCCCGTACCCGTCCCCGTCCCCGTACCCGTCCCCGTACCCGTACCCGGCTTTGACCCAGTCAGGGACTTGAGGTCGTACGCCGATCACCGACTCCACGGGGCCGCCTCCCAGCGCTTCACGGCTTCTTCGGTAACCTCAGCGACGCTCGTAATTTTGCGCAGCTGCAGGTCAGCCGCCGGACCTACTTTGGCATCCTTCGTAGGGCCGTATGATGCCAAGCCCAGAAATCCTCGATTCTCGGCCGACCAGTAGATGCAATTTCGGGCCGCCCGCAGATTGATCACCTCTCCTGTGGTGTCGGTCGCGTAGCCGAAAAATACTCCACGATGCTCGGTCGTCACGAGTACCGCACGTTCGTTATTTTGTTTGTTCATTAAATCTCCAGTGGGTCACGATTGTTATTTGAGCGCCAGCCTCACGAGCCAGCGGAACAGCTCCCAGCCGCCCCATACACAGGCGATCGCGCCCACGGTGAGGGCGAGACACAGCACAACCTCGATCGAGGGCGGTATACGCTCCCAAGGCGTCTGAGGGGCATTATCGCGATAGGCCCCTAGTGCTCCGGGTTCATCTGCGGTGTCCTGAGGCGCATAGACGGTGGGCAACTCATGGGCGGTGACATACCAGGGGCCCCGCCAGGTCGAATCGCGCCCATCCTGGGAGAGCGGATCGCCCATCCCTAAAAACTGTCCGGCGTCGTTGACGATCGGGATTAGGGGGCGTTTAACGCTCATCACAGCTCCTCGCCCACGCCTTATATTTATCGATCTCAGCCTGCTGGCATTTGCAAGTCTCGATGCTCTGATTGAGTGCATTACGCAAGCGCATGATTTCCTCGGCTGCCTGCCCGCACAATAGCGATGCCCGTAGTTACCGCGACCGGATTTCACGGCGGCGCGTAGCTCGGCGAGGAGATCCTCGGGCCAGTCCGATTCACTCATCGCAGCTCCTGCGCTGTTTTGATTCGGGGAATGGGTCGCTTGCGAGCCGGTTTAGCGCCCGCCTCGGCCGCCAGCGTATCAATCCCTATCCCCGTCACCACGCTCAATCGCTTGAGCGTGTCCACACTGGGCATGCGTTTACCGCATAGCAACAAGGAAACGTAGGAATGGTTGATTCCTAGAGCTCGGGCGAGATCCGCCTGGCTCCAGCCGGCATCGAGCATAAAATGTCGTACGCTAATCATTCTTTGACTGTAAGATATTTTTATTGTGAGGTAAAGTACAAAATAATTCTTGACTGCCAGTACGCCTCCCATTAGGATAACCCCATCAGATCACAGCGCGCCTCGGCGGATCAGGGGCAGGAGAGCAGAGTGAACCTTAAAGAAGCACAGCAGAAAATGGTGGCCTCGATACAGGCCGATCCTGAGCGTGTGATTCTCGCAGCGATCATCTTCAATCCCTCGACTGCGGAAATTGTCGAAGCCGTACGCAAGACCCCTGGTACGGTACAGGGCGTCGCTGCGGCCGCCGTGAAATACGCGCTCAAGGGCGGGGACAACACCGAAACCAGCGCCAACATCATTCGGTTCATGGAGGAATTATCATGAGCGCCCATCCCTCCCGCGCAGGCAGCATCAGCGCGCAGTTGTTCGCGGAGTTTGTCAGCTCACTGGTATTTTATAATACAGAGGACTCTGCTGCTGACCTACGGCAGCACATCCTCAACGCTGCGATGCGCATCGCCATGCAACGCGCGAGTCGCAAGTTCCGCTGGCCTGCCGATGTTGAGTGGGATGCAAATTTCGATAGCTTCGGACAGCCCTACAACATTCGTATCGATTTCGATTCAAAACCGGTCAGTGCCGCTGAGTCCGCTTGGATTCGCGCTGAGGTCCAGAAAATCGCCAAACACGCGCTCACCGCGCTGGAGGAAGTTAAGTGAAAACCCGTGTTGAGCTAGATCTGACAAGCCGCGACATCGAGCAGCTACGCGAGCTGATGGATAATCTGCCTCTGAATCCCTACGGCCCATTGGTTGTCACGGTGCTCAAGGCGTTGCCGCTCGACTCACGCGGCTCTCTGCCTACTAGCTACTGCGATACGCCTCCCACGGTCAACATCTCAGCGCTCACCGACAAGGGCAAAGCGGCCATGCCCGCACTCATCAAACTGTTAGGGCCGCACCTGTGAAGGTAACACTCCATGCGCAAGCATTCATCGACCGACGCTCCCTCGACCTCCACTGCCGCTACGATCACATCCTCCAGCAGCGCTGGCGGCTCGCCGTCGAGCGCAACATCAAGGAAAGATGGCGACTTGAGCGCCAGCGGATTGCTGCGCTGGAGCGCGGCGTGGCAAACATGGGTCCCGGTTGGCAGGGACAAGCTGAAGCGAGCGGTACTGCCAACACAAGCAACCGCTCCTATTGAGGCGGCACCTCCAGTACCGACACGACATTTATCATCCTGTTTGTGTGGTACCTGCATGACCGCAGGTCAACAGTATCTTGATTACCTAAAGGCTAAACGCTGTGAATTCTGATATGCAGGATTGGTTTGATGAATTCGACACTCGCGATGCCCAGTTTGCGCAGTTGCAGCTCGAAGAGCGTCAGCAACGCGAGCTGGAAAGACTCGCCTATATCGAGCGCTGCTGGAAACTCATACAGGAGCGCAATAAAGAGCTCGGAGAGCACCCATGATTGGCGTCGTCAAAGAGCGCGGGCAAACCGATAGCGGTAGCAAGCACATCACCATCGATCGCACGCGCTACTATTTCGGACGCGACATGAAGTCCTACCCCGAAGTCGGGCAGAAAATCGAATTCGAATACACGGAATTCGGTGAGGCGCGCGGCAAATACGGTAAGCCCCGCTCCATCACGCGCTGGAAACCCGTTGTGGACAGCGCCGGTAAGCCCGAGACGGGCTCAACCATCACGGATGCCGACATCCTGCGCTCGGTCTCAAATGTAGTCGGGAGCGCCTGTGCGGCGGGTACCGTCAAGTCAGCGCAAGATCTCGAGCAATGGTTCCTATTCGCGTGGGCGGGTTTCACGCGCCGGCAAAAAGCCGCGCAACCGGCCGAGCCGGAATTCGACGATGATCTGCCCGCTTACGAGAGCGAAAATCCCGCGCCGCGTGGTGAGCCGAGCTGGTAAGCCATGTTGATTTCTCAACAAAGGCTGGAGAAGGCGCTCTCACTACTCGCCGAAACCGATACGGAGTATGCGCAGTGGAAAGGCGCTGTCCTGCGCAATGAGCATATGGCAAAGGTTGCTGAATCTCTCGCCTATAAATCATTGGATGGAACCGTCGAGGATAAACGACGCGCGGTATTACTGGTGCCCGAAGTGGCGAAAGCGCATGAGGAAGCATTCAAAGCCGTGGTGGCCTACGAATCTCTCAAGGCTCGGCGAGCGCGCGAAGTGTTGATTATCGAACTATGGCGAACGATGGAGAGCTCTAGGCGCCAGGGGAATATATGAACGCATTACTTCGCCGATGGAAGCTCTATCGCATCAAGAGACAAATCCGACGCTATTCACCAGAGTATCAGCGCTGGATCTTGGAGCGCGCGATGGACCCGCGACCGCTCAATCCGATACCGGAGAAGCGCTGATGGCCGATCCGAAAACTGTTCTGACACAAGGTACCTTTCGATGAGCAAGCAGAAAAATCCGATCAAGAAGACCTGCCAGCACAGTTCCGTGTGTGAGCACTGGGCGACTATCGGCCTTTATCGGTGGGAGTACGGCGAGACGGACGTGAATCTCGATAAGCCCGTGCGCGTCTTCTGCGGGCGGCACAAGCCGTACCTACATCGCGGGCAAAACCTCCGCAACGTCAAGTTGGTGACTCATGGCTGATGCTCCGCTGTCCACTGAAAGCCAAAGCATATGAGCGCCAAGCATCTCGCCATACTTGAAGCTCGGCGAAGCGGCAAATCACTGAAGGCCGTGGCGAAGGAATTCAGCGTTGCATGGTCGAGCATCCGCAGGATCGTTCTGGTCGCCGAGGCGAACGGCATCGAGGCCGTCATGCAGATGAAGGAGAACACTTCGAGGGGAAAACCCCGAAAGAAGCTTCCGGAGGATGCCTACAACGCGCGGTGGCTGGAGAGGGTGCGGCGTAAGACCGTGATCGACGCCAACGGATGCCATCTCTGGCAAGGCTGGCGCACGGGGAAAGGCTACGGCGCCACGACCTACCGCGGCCGCAACGTGATGATTCACCGCCAGGTCTACAAGATCGTCCACAAGGTTGAGCTCGCCGAGGAACAATTCGTTTGCCACTCATGCGACGTGAAAGCCTGCTGGAACCCGGATCACACGTGGCTGGGCGATAACGGCCTCAACAAGAAGGATGAGACTGCCAAGGGCACGAACTTCTGGGCCAAGAAGACTCACTGCCCGCGTAACCACGAGTACACGCCCGAGAACACCTCTTTGCATCAATCCAAGCCAGGCGTGTGGTCGCGTGGCTGCAAGACGTGCGAGCGCGAAAGAGCCCAGAGTCCCGAATACAAAGCCAAGGCGTTGGAACGGCAGCGCCGTAAGCGCGCAATACTACGAGCGCAAAAGATGGGAGCGAGTCATGTCCAAAGTTGAGGTCAGTCCCGAAGAACTTCTCGCTTCGCTGTGCGCTGCTCAATCTGCACGAGTGGGGGCTCAGAAACGGCAAGGTTGTATGCATGAGGTGCGGGAGGCCAGCATGAACACTAACCCGTCTGCAGATCAGGAGATAAAAATGGGCTATTCCACGTTTCCAACTATCAAGCGCTATACGCCGGCTGTGCTGAAGATGGCGTGCGAGCAGCATGGTCTGACTCGGGAGGAATTCCGGTTGAACACGCTTAAGCGCGTCGAGTGCGATCTCGGCAACCTGCTAGAGCAGCCAGTGTCCGAGCTTCATCCTGACGAGCGTGACGTCATTGCAGCCCTGCATCGGCAGGTACGTTTGGCAATCGGTGATGAGTAAGCACCCGTCATCGGAGACGGTCGTCACACGTGCTGAATCCTGCGAGAAGTGTCAATTCGAACTGGATTGGGCCGATTGCTGGAACTGTGGTGGCGAAGGTTTCAGCTATCACGACTGCGGCGAGGATTGCTGCTGTTGCCTCAATCCCGAGGACAACGTCGAGTGCGACATCTGTCAGGGCGAAGGCGGTTATTGGGCGTGCCCGATGTGCCAGCCGGGAGCATTCAATGACTGACCCGACCAAGGAACAGCGGCCCTATCGCCGACTCGCTGACATGCAGCTTCTGGCCGGGAAGGAAGTCACGATCACAATGATGGAGCTGAGGCAACAGCCTGGCGACGTGATGGACCTCGTGCTGCAAGGCGCGACTATCACAGTCACGCGCCAGGGCAAACCCGTCGCCGTGATCCACAAGCCGGAACCAACGGCTGCTGAACTTGGTGCCGCTATGCGCCGATTAGGGTTAGTCAAATGAACGACCGGACCTCAAAACCGGTTGATGTTTTTCATTGCCAATATCCCAATAACTGCGCCTGCTGCCCGCCGAATCACGCTGCGTTCTTACGGTTGCGCGCAGAGCTTGCCGAAATGAAGGAACGTCATCGAGCAGAACTGGCCCTGAAGAATGAGCATCTGGACCAGTTGGAGCGGCAGTTGAGACTCCAGTCCGAGACGTCTCGTGACGGTTGGATGTGGAAGTACGGCGTCATTCACTTCCACAGCATTCCGGGGTTTGCTGACAGGCTGCATCACATCATCGAGGATTGCCGAGCCGCAGGAGTGATCGCCGATATCTGGCTGAACGACTTTGGGCAGGTTCTCAAAGAGTTTGGCTACAAAATGACGATCACGCGCGCCTTCCCCGAAAGAAGCGCTGTGGAACCGTCGGCGCGTATCGGTACAAGTCTCAGAGATATCGCTGGGGGCATGGGCTGCTCGCTATGCGACAGCGATTGTCCGGTGGACTCGGAGAAAGGAATGCACTACTGGGCAATTCATGGAACTACCGAGAGCGGCTTCACCGTCGACACGCGGCCCTGTGAAGGCAAGTACAAATTAGTCGCTGAGAACGGGGACGGTGATGGTCGTTGATGGAGAAGAAGACATGGTTGGTGACGAGGCTGACTACTGGATCATGGTGAAGGCTCAGCGGCAGCGGGCTTGTGTCAACGTGTATTTCAAAGGTGAATTCATCTGGGTTGGCGGCCGTCCGCAACCGGAGAGCGAGTCGGAGAAGCAACCGTGAGTGACCCCAGATTCCTTCAGGACGGCTTCGAGAAGCGTCTCGCCCATGTGGTCGAGGAATGCGGTGAGCTACTGGCCGCCGCTGGCAAGACGCAGAGATGGGGCGCGATGAGCTTCGACCCGCTGATTCCCGAGGCCGAGCGCGAGACCAATTTAGTCTGGTTGCGCCGCGAGATGGCCGACGTTGAGCAGGCAATCGCCCGACTGGATCAGGCCATCGAAGAAGAATTCGGAAACTATTGAACGCTGAACAGCACTCGGAGCCTCAATCGTGAACATCGGCGAGTTCTACCGCGTCCCGGCAGTTCGTGTTGACGATTGGAGTCGCTACAGCGGCTGGCTCCCTGTGATCGGCCCGATGCATGAGGATGCTGAGATCGTGGGATTCCACTGGCAACACTTCCACATCGACTGGCGATTTGTCTCCGAGCGCCTCTGGCGGTATTGGCGCGATTTTCCCAAGGCGGGAAGTCACTTCGGTAGACCACTGCAATGCCCCGACACTCGTGGACAGCGCGTGATCTTGGAAGGCCCCGTATTGCGCCGGCTTAAATGCAAGCGCGATCCGGGTGTCTTTCCTCGTTACATGGCGAAGTGGGTTCCGGCGCTGGAAGCGAAGTTTGCGTGCGCTCGCATCACGAATGGAGTCTGCCCTCACCGCGGCATCCCGGTATCAGCGATGCACCGCGAAGGCGATGTGCTCACCTGTCCCGGCCACGGCCTCCAGTGGAACGCGCTCACTGGCCTGCCACATGTTTCCATAAACGGTGACGGTGAGTGAAACCCTTAGCGATCGATCTATTCTGCGGATTGGGCGGCTGGACTGAGGGTCTGTTGGCCGAGGGTTACGACGTGATCGGCTTTGACATTGAGAAGCACGAGTACGGTGATCATAGCTACCCCGCGCAACTCGTACTGCAGGACGTGAGGACGATCCATGGGCGTCAGTTCAAAGACGCGGCGCTAATCGTGGCCTCTCCTCCATGCCAGGCTTATAGCTATCGTGCGATGCCATGGAAGCGCGCCAAGGCGCTCCCGCCGCCTTCCAACGAACTATTCGAGGCATGCTTCCGTATCCAGCGCGAGGCCATCGAGGCCGCAGGTCACTTCATTCCGTTGGTAGTCGAGAATGTCAAAGGAGCTCAACCATGGGTCGGGCGCTCCAGATGGAACTTCGGAAGTCTCCACTTGTGGGGTGATGTGCCAGCGCTGATGCCGATTGCAAGCGCAATTAAAAATGCTGGTGGAAGTTGGTTTCGAGTCTCCCATAACAAGGTCGCGCACACTCGAGGTGACCGGTATGGCCATACCCCTCATATGACCAATCCAGCCGAGCATATCAAAGTCGGGAAAGATGGCTTCTTCGAGAATGGGAATGCATGGATGATTGCGCGGGGCGGCCCCGGGTCCGCCAAACGCAAATATGCGAGCGCGATGATCGCCAAGATACCCCTGACGCTCTCGAGTCACATCGCCCGAGTCTACCGACCGACACCGTCTACATCCACAGGTGAGCCATGAATTTTTGGTGTCCGGTCACAGACGATACGCACCGAGACTGGGAAATGCTCTGGTGGGTCGTGCCGAAGACGGCGGCAGAAGCGTACTGCGATACCAACGGTAGGCCCATTGTATCGCATGGTAAGCCGCGAATGATGATGGGCAAGTACGGCTCGTGGAGCAGTTTGGAGAAGGCCACTCATTGGCATCCGCTGCCGAATCCACCAACACAAGATAGTGCGTCCGGGAGTCAAATATGATATGTCACTGTCGAGATTGTGGGTCGCGTCTATGTAACCATGGTAACTGCCCTGAGTGCGCGCCATGCCGTCACTGCGACGGCGGTGACCGCTCGGACAAATACTTCGAGGACGAACTGCCGTCCGAACAAGATAGGTACGCTGACAATGGAGACGGTAAACATGGCAGATAAACTCAGGGTGTTGGCTGAGAAGGTCGCCGCCTATAGAAAGGAGCGAGCGTTACGCCGAAATCCCGATATGGACGAATTCGCGGTACGGCTCAATCGCGAGCCGACGTGGAGTGAAATCAATCAAGCGATGGACTGGATTCGGGACCTCCAGGCTTGTGGAGCCGCTGTCAGCGCATCACCAGCTCAGGAGACGAGATGAGCATTCAGATCCCGATGAAGATTTTCCGCGAGTACGATCACGGTCCTCTGGAGCTGCATATTGCTCGCTTCACGTGGGATCGGGGCAATGTCGGGGACGGCGTAGGCTACTCATCAAAACTCAGCTTCAAGCTTCAGTTCGTTCCACGGGACCTGTGGGTCGGAGTCTTCTGGAAGCTGCTGAGTCCGACCGGCGTTCAGGGGTGGGTGGCGTACATCTGCATCCTTCCCTGCCTACCCTTGCGCATCAAGCTCATTCGCAGCTTCGGTGGCAGGTTCCCGTGATACGACATCCAACCGTGAACGTACGTTAATGAATTCAGCGGTGCGCCTTTATCGGGGGAAGCCTGCTGGCAGATCCGGGACCAGTAACGGTCGGATGTTGGGCCGGCCACTCGCCTGCAGGATAACCGTTGGAGTAACGACCAGCCGCACCGCTGACCCCATGACGGCGGACCCCAAATGAAATGTGAGCATGAGACCGGACCATGGCCTAGCGGTGAGCAATGGCCCGCATGTCTCAAATGCGAGATCACGAGCCTCCTGAACTCAAATCACGAGATGATGAGTCAGTGCGCGCAGGCCAGCCAGGAGATCGAGCGTCTACGGGCTGCTATCCAGATGTGGGATAAGGGTTGCGTCTGTGGCTGCACGGCGTGTGAGGAACTTTATACGCTGTCCAGAAGCTTACCCATAGCAGCGGAGTCTACGACGTGATTACGGCTCCAGCGTCTGACGGCGCCACCATCCCGCGGCTATCTCGGCGGCCATTCCGTCACAACCTATTGAGAACCAACATTACGATAATCCCGAGAACTAACCCCACTGAAAAAGGGATCCAGTTACTGCCAAACCAGGCCTCAACGATCTTTTCTTCCTTGGTGGCAAATTGCTTGATGTCGATCTTTGGATCAATCATATAACCTCACTTCGCAGTGGCAATTTTGTTGATGGCGTCAGTCTTTGCGGCTGAGCCTGCAGAACTCCCGAAGTAGTAGGCCACAATTCCCGTCCAAGCCGTACCTAAAGATCCCACTAACACGAGCATGACATCGCCTCCCTGCTGCGGCTTGCCGTAGGCCAAGAGGTAGCCGAGCACGCCGAAAAATCCTAAAGTAATCAGATAAGCCATGTATTTTGGGGTTGTGTCCTTCGTTGCAATTTCCATCGCGCGAGCGTTAGCTCGATCGTCGAAAGTGAGCTTCTCTTCACTGATATCCAGGGCCTTCAGTTGCGTTTGGAAATCATTATCGGCCTGTTTTAGCTTCAGCAGGATATCGGGATCGGTTGAGGTAATCGCCGCTTCCATGGCCTTAGGATCACTCGTGCCGAGGGCTTTTGAGAGCAGTGTGCCGGCGAGGCCACCGAAGGGACCGCCGAGCGCGGTTCCGAGAAGCGGCGCGACGGTGGCGAGGACCGATTTGGCCGTTTGTCCGAAATTCATGCGCGTACCCCATCTGGTGTAATCGAGAAATGGTCGTAGTCTTTTATTTTGAAGTCGCCGCCAAATCGGTAGTTCTCACCAAGCGTTTTCCAATATTCCCCGAGTTGGATATAAGCCTCAGGCGTGGTGAGGAACTCGCCATCCTTGAACAGGTTCAGGTCTATGGCTAGCCGGTCCATATGCAGGCTATGGGCTACGCCGATATGATGGTCCGCATCCCACTGGGCCTGCTCCGGCGTGCGCCAGCATTCTCCGAATGTCACACCATAGCCTAACTCGTTCGCCTTCTGGATCAATTTCGCGACACTAGCGGCAAACTGTTCCTGTAACGCGCTCATCGCTTGAACTCCTCCAACCGACCTTCCAGCTTCGCCACCTGGCCGGCAAGCGTCAGAATCTGATTGCCGACACGATGCCGTCCTTGTGTCGCATCCTCATGATTGCGATTGATCAGCGCCTCGATGCGATCCAGCTTATCCCCGTTCTCCGAATGCTCCTCGGCGAGATCTCCGCGCAGTTGCTGAAACTCCACATTGCGCGCGATCGCCTCGATCGCCAGTTGATCCACGCGCGTAATGGTACGTTTGCCGATCCACGTCAGTATGCCCACGAGCACTCCCAAGAGTCCGATGGCAAGGTTTTTCCAGTCATTGAGGAGATCATTCATGATCCTGAATTAGACGGATATCAAATAATCGAACGTCTCCGTTCCTGCCGCAGCGGCCGCGTTAGCCGTGGCGACCGTGAAAGACGTTCCAGCGGTACGTGCCGAGATGTAAAGCGCCTTTGCGCTACCCATGAGCGTCGCGGCGGCCGCATTGGTCGGCACTAGGATGATCTTGCATAGCGCTATGACATTAGAATTATTAACCACCGTCGTTGCGGCGGCCGCCAGCGTAAAGCTGCCGACAGGTGCGTCATTGCCGCCAATGTTGGCCCAACTCCCGCTCTTGACGACACCAGATCCAAAAGCGATTGGAGTCCCCGTGCTGCCGAAGTCATTACCAATGACACTGATTCGGGTCGCATTTGAGGAATTTTGGCAAAAGCACCCGACCTTACCAGCTGGAACTGCCCAGCTGACAAAGTTGCCATGGATCAACCCCGGACCTGGGACGTTAGCTCCTTGAATATCAACATAGATGCCGTAAGTACCCGCACATTCCGATATCTTGTTATCGTTGATAATGAACGCAGTTTCACCCTGCATTACAATGCCGAGATTCGTCGGCGCGCGGACGATGTTGCCGGTGATAGCGGCGTCTTTGAAAGGCGATAAAATGTTGATGCCGTTCTTAGCTCCACCAGTGCCCACGTTGAGAATCGTATTACCGATGATCGCCAATTGCCCAATTGACGGAATACCAGATCCAGTGCCGAAGATCGTAACGCCGTGACCTGCGACCGAATCAATTGTATTGCCGCTGATCGTGAAATTTTTCACCGATGGGGCGCCGCCGGGACCAGAGTCCTGCACGTAAATACCGTCAATCACGGTAGCGTTGTCGCCGATGATCGTATTGCCGCTAACTACGAAATTAGCCGGATTCACTAAGCCGATGCCCCACGGCGAGCCAGCATAGATCGGCTTACGAATCGTATTTCCTATAATTGATAACCCAGAGAAATTGCCCGAGCAACTAATGCCGGTGTCATTGCAGATATTGCCCTGCACCACAATGTCACCCACATAATTGACCGGCACGCTATCTTGCTCAAAGTGAATGCAGTTGCCATGGCTCGTGGAGACCGAGACGTAGTTGCCGACTCGTACGTGGTTGTTCTCGATGACGACGTTGCGCGCGCCATGACCGGCAATGGTGATGCCCTGACGCCCCAGGTTATAAATCGTGCAATCGCGAACCGTTACACGAGCCGTGCTGACAGGGTCAGTGGCAGATGCGATATATACTGCATCGCCTTGGCAGTCGTGTATCGTAACCCCCTGAACCAACACGTCAGTAGATTCTTCGATATCTATTCCATGCTTGTGTTCGCCCGCAGGCTGTGCGGCTCCATTGCCATTGATCTGAAAGTTGAGCAGTGTCAGTCCGTTTTTCGTGTTGAATGTAATAACATTGATGAATTCAGCGGAGTTCTTCTGCTTGAGAATCGAGCTGGGTCCGAAACCCTCAATCAAAGTACCTGAACGCGGTGAGAGGGTCGAAACCACCGAAATGCCGATCGGGAAGTAGATTTTGAAGTTGCTCAACAGTGCTGCAGACCACGCAGCCGTATCATCCGTAACACCATCTATCGATGCTCCATAGCGCCTTATGTCCCCCGGTGTATAGATATAGTTTACCGGCGTAACGCCGGCTGCGATCTCATCGGCGGTGCGCGGATAAAGCATTAGCCCTAGACTGCTAGCCGTGATTTGAACGCCATTAACGTAAGTCGCTGCCCAGATCTGATTGCCGTTCGCATCCGAGAGCGTTACAACATACGTCGTGTTCGGGGTCAAAAATACCTGCACCGAGGCGCCCGCAGCCGTAGAAGGTTCGCCTCGGCTGTTCAGCGGCACCGGTAGGGGCAATGGAGTCGTCAGTCCCACGTCCTGAAAGACCGCTGTCGGAACCCCTCCCACCGTAAATTGCAGCGATCCGCCGACCGCCAACTGTCCATTGTTGAGCAAGAATTGCGGGATAATCGACGGAAGCGCGACACCGGTCGTCATGTGTCAAATTCCCCCTTGCGCAACCAGTATCGTACAGCCGTACACTGAGTCGGAATTGTATGGGAGAGACTCATGGCTGCAACATTGATCTTTCTGGCTTCTGGCGCGTGTTTTTGTACACGGCACTGGGTAGTCGGAACACTGTTCCTGATCGCCGCATTCCTCATCGTGCTGTGACTCATGGCGCACTTGGGGGTAGTTTGGTGAGGCCCGCTCCGGGCGCTAGGGACCGTTTAGCGAAGGCGTTTTCGGCAATGCCCTTGATGATAGGAACTCCCATGCCAAAAGTCTTGGCGTTGACCGCCGCCTCACCCAAGGGCTGAGCGATTCCCTGCGCGGCATTCATGATCACGCCCGACTTGCTGTAGTTTACGAAATGGCCTGGTGGCGGGACCTTCACATTCGTGACGACACGGCCGAGCGATTCGAGCGATTCGCGCGTTTCAGGCGCCATGAGCGAGTCGAGTTTAGGGCCGTACTTCGCCATCGCGCTGTTGAAACCGTTCGGTGAAACACTCCCATTCGGCGTCACTGTGCTCTTGCGAATTGCGCTCAAGGTATGCGCGGTCACCGCTTGCTGAGCATCGGGGTCGAGTTTCCCCATGAGCCGATCGACGTTCGCCTTCGGGGCCTGGAGTGCGTATTTGTCGAGAAACTTATCCGCCAGCGCTGAGGGCTCGCCCCGTCTTACCCCGTTGAGCGCGACATCATCGACCGCTGCGCGATATGCAGGGTCGGCGTCAAGTTCATCGAAACGGGCCTTGGCAGCTGCGCGCGCTATATCAAATAACCCTTTAGCCTGTGCCGTTTCCTCACCGATCGGTTGAGTGTTATTTAGGGCTTCCTTCACCTTGCCAATCGCAAAGGCTGCATTACCATCGCCAGATGCTTTGGCCTTGGCGATCTCGTTTCCTAACTGCGTGTCATAGGCCTGATAATCATCAAGCGTCATCTTACCGTCCGCGTTAGCAACATCCTCCAGAATGCCTTTCACGGTTCCCGGCAGAAAGCGGAATTTGCTCTGCGGCTTCAAGGCCGCATTGGCATCCGATACGAAAGATGAACCATCCATATGTAGATCACCGGTCGCGGAAGCGGCCCGCGCGGCATCGTATTTCGCGGTGATATCGGCTTTTACTGGCTCATCATAGGCCTTCAACGCATCGACGGCGATCTGGCCGTTTTCGATGTGATCATTCTGCACGGCGCCAGGTGCGGCCTCGCGGCGCACGGTATCAAATGCGTCCGTGAGCTGTTGGTTCTGATCATTGAGACGTTTCACGATATCCGCATGCGTGCTGTTTTGCTCATTGGAGAACTGCACCGGATCGCGCGTAGCCTGCCCTTCAGTAAGCTGTACACCATGCTGGTCAGCCTCGAGATGGTTCTCAAACGCTACCGGATTAACGGCGCCAGCGGTCTTCTGCGCGGCCTGTCGCACCGCTTGCTGCAAGGGGGGGCTTGCGGTAGCCAAGCGCGGATCGACCGCCTGGGCAGCGCCCATGGACTGCGGGGAATTGGCGAAAGGCGCGACCTCAGGAGCCTCAGGATCGCGCATGGGCGAGAAGAGATTCGCCGCCCCGCGTCCTACGGCGCGCGTTGCAGGAAATCCTCCGGCGGCTTCTGCGGCAAGCGGCGCGAGATCCATACCGCGCTCAGCAATCTCACGCACAGTCATGCCCGCATTGCCGCTCTTGTCGAAGCGATCCGCGATATCCGCCGCGAGATCGACGGGCGCGTTGAGTACGTGGCCGATCGTTTCCATGCCGGCCTGCCCGGCCTCAGTTCGCGGCGCATAAGTCAGTGCGTTGCGCGTTGCGCGCGCTGCTGAGAGGGAATCCGTGCCGCCGGCACCAGTGAGTCCGTAGAGATAGGCCGGCGCGGCCGCGATACCGGCCGGAATGCTCGTGGCCAATGAGAGCGCATCCTCAGCACCTCCAATAACTGCCTCGCGGGCTGTGAACTTTCCTTGAGTTGGATCGCCCGCCCATCCCACGCCTTTGGAGGCTTTGAAATTAGCGAGCTCTACTGGCTCCGGGGTACGTCCGACCCGGCGCTTGAATTCCGCGGCATCGTAAGTAATCGCTGGCTCGGTCGATTGTCCTCCTGAGGCAAAAAACGCGGTGCGCGCGTCTTGATCCATTGTTGGACTATCAGCACCCGAAGCAAAAAAGTCAGTACGCGGATCGCTCATGGCGGGATCTGTCCGTTTTCCAACATGCGAAGGTTAGCGCTCTTCTGGGCAAGCGTTTTCATGCCCTCTGGACCTAATCGTTGTTTGATACTGTTTAGCTCGGCTTTATCGCCACGGCGTTGAGCATCCTCGGCACGATAAACATCAGGGTCAAAATTCTTTGTCCATGCAGAACGGAAGGACTGATATTTCGAGAGATCCGGTGTAGCTCCCGTACCGACCGCCTGGTCGAGGCCCTGACGATAAGCCATCGCTCCAGAGTTGAGCGCATCGGCAAACTTCACCTTTTCCTGCAGCGCATGCGGGGTATACTCCGTGGTGCCCGTGGCAGCCTGAGAGGCCGCAAGTCCCGCATTGGTATTCGGAACGCCCATCTGTCTCGCCGACAACGCGGCTTGTCGATCAAGATAGGCGTTGATCTCCTGATAGCGCGCGCCGGATGGAAGCCCTACTGCAGCGGCTAATTTCTGGACCGTTTGTGTTCCAGGACCGGTCGCGGTCTGTCTGGAGAGCTGCAGGAGTTGATCATTTACATTGCGCACGGCAGGAGCGTGGTCCCCGATCGCACGCGCATTCTCAACATCCTGTAAAACCTGGGGCTGGCTGGCAACGGGTTGCTGAAAAGCCGTTTTCCCCGTAGCGCCAGGTGCGACGCCACCTGGTGTAGCAGCGCCTGTATTGGCCCCCACGCCACCACCCGTCCCCACTGGGCGAACCGTGTTCGTTCGAGGGTCGAGGATAAACTGCTTACCATACGCATCCGTGACGAGATTAGCGCCTGGCGGCACGCCCTGCCGCTGC